GGTCAGACTGCGCCACCGTGGGTTGCCAAGCCGCCACCGTGGGTTGCAGATAGAAAATTTTTGCGTTGCAAAAAATCGAAATTGCTGAAATGTAACCCAGTTTTAGTCGCATCTAAAAAACCCTATGCTTTGTAAGGTTTAGACAAAAATACAACAAAAAATTATAATATTCTCTGGAATTATTTATTGGTTGTGGTATCATACTTATATGGGCTAAATGTTTTAGTTCATATATAACCATTTTAAGAAAGGTATTACATGACAAAAGAAATAGAAAAACCAGTAGTAGAAGCTCCGCAGATTGTCACACCTACGCAAGCGAAAGCTCTTGATAAGGCCGCGAAGCTATATGCAGAAGGTAAAGAGAAGCGCGCAGAAGCGGAGGAGCTGATTGTTGAAGTATTGGGTAATGAGCCCACACTACCTCAGGTTCAACATGCTAAAGCGTATTTCGTCCAGGCATTAAAGAAGGTATCAGAAAATGCGGATAGTTCTATCGTTGCGGAGGTCGACAAACTTTTTAAGTCTGTAATGGCGTTTAATGAGATACCTTATCCAAAGGCCCAGACTATGACGGCAATCAAAACGGCTAAGAGTCGCGAAGCTAACGCCAAAAAAGAAGCAGATAGACTACGCAAGAAGGGGTTAATTGATAAGTCAATGGCGGAACTAAAGAAGTTAAAACGCGCTGCATTTTCTAAGGCATCACAGGCTGAAGGGGCAGAAGAGCGACTAGCTGAAACTGAAATTGTCGATATTGACAAGGCTATGAAGATTGCTAAGGCTAAGCAGAAAGCTAGCGATAAAGAAGCGGTTAAAGTAGTCAAGCTTGATTTACGGGCTTATATTACCGAAGAGAATCGGTTAGACAAGCTTGAGAAAATGCGCGAAGCAATAAAGAAGATAGCAATTAGCTAAAACTCAACTCCACTTGACAGCCCCTAGTTTTTCGCTAGGGGTTTTTTTTGCGCTTAAAAAGGGGTACAGGGGCGGGCCCCCGTAGTACAGCACGCGCACGCGCGCCCCCTATACACACTATTTTGCACGTTAGAATATTTAAAATAATTTTTGGCCCCCACCCCCATTGTGTTTTTCTAGAAAACGTGGTATACACACAATATATGAATGCCCCCCTATACTTTTGGGTCCTATACGCAACGTGGATACCCATTTTGCCAAAACTAGAAGTGTATGAGTGTAAGTTACAGTGGGCTCATGAGATAGGTACGATTGTGGTTTGTGAGTATATGTGCAGCGATATAAAGAGTAGGTTTAAATGGCATGAAGAAAGCACTAACGGTAAGTGTAGGGTAAAAACGACAATGTATAAAATATGACGATAAAAATAAAAACAGATAACAAACATCCAATACCTGAGCGTATGACTATGGAAAAAGCACCGACTCCAATGGAGGAGTTAGAAGTAGCAGAGAATACGGCACAGCTTATGAAAGAGCACGCCGAGCCAATAGATATTACAAAAGAAGATAAGAAAGAAGCGGAGAAGTTATTTAAGAATTTTCAAAAGGGTGTTACCCCAGGGTCGCTTACGCAACCAGCCGTCATATTAGCCCTTTCGGGCTACGTCAAACAATACTCGAACTCCATAGTATCCGATGCAGCAGAAACTAGAAATTTAATACATAATAGATTGTTAGAGATTTCAAGCTGTGGAGATCCGAAGCATGAACTAAAGGCGTTAGAGCTATTGGGTAAGATGTCAGACGTAGGAGCGTTTACAGAAAAATCAGAGATTACAGTATCACACAAGTCTGCAGAAGATTTGCAAGGGCTGATTAAAGAAAAGATAGGCAGGCTTTTAGAGCTAGAAGTTCAAGACGTAGAAGATATAACTGATTCACTTGATGAGGAGCTAGATGCAATCAACAACGGAGACGACACCGAGAACGAAGGAACTCCAAGATCTGTTGAAGAAACTACCGAACCTACCTGAACCGCAGTTACAGGATTTATATAAGACACTTGTTCAACATGAACATGCTGTTCAAAAAGAGGGGGCAGAGACAGACTTTTTAGAGTTTGTGAAAAGGGTGTGGCCCACGTTTATATATGGTGCACACCATAGGAGAATGGCGAGAGCTTTTGAGAAGGTTGCTCATGGAAGCATAAAAAGACTAATAATTAATATGCCTCCACGACATACAAAGAGTGAGTTTGCTAGTTATTTATTACCAGCATGGTTTTTAGGTAAGTATCCAAATAAAAAAGTAATTCAAACCTCGCATACAGCGGAGCTTGCGGTTGGTTTTGGTAGAAAGGTGCGAAATCTTGTTGACTCTGAAGCGTATAAAGACATATTTCCAGACGTTGGACTTCAAGCTGACTCAAAGGCGGCTGGGCGTTGGGCTACCAACAAGGGAGGAGACTACTTTGCTATCGGTGTTGGAGGTGCTGTTACGGGTAAAGGTGCGGATATTCTCATTATTGACGACCCTCATTCGGAACAAGAAGCAACCTTAGCCGAAGTAAACCCAGAAGTATACGATAAAACCTATGAATGGTATACATCTGGACCAAGACAGCGTTTACAGCCGGGTGGATCTATAGTAGTTGTGATGACAAGGTGGTCAAAACGGGACTTAACGGGTCAAATTATAAAAAACTCGGTGCAGAGATCGGGTGAAGATTGGGAGTTAATAGAGTTCCCTGCTATTTTGCCTAGTAATAATCCACTTTGGCCCCAGTTTTGGCCTGCAGAAGAGCTAGAAGTCTTAAAAAACGAGCTACCGAACTCAAAATGGATGGCTCAGTACCAACAAAACCCCACATCAGAGACATCTGCTATAGTAAAACGTGAATGGTGGCAAATATGGGAAGAAGAAGACCCACCTGCTTGTGATTTTGTACTAATGTCGTGGGATACGGCGTTTGAAAAGACACAAAGAGCTGACTATTCTGCATGTACTACCTGGGGAGTGTTTTATAAAGACGGACCAGACGGTATTCCGCAAGCGAACATAATATTACTTAACGCATTTAGAGACAGATTAGAATTTCCAGAGTTAAAAAGAGAAGCAATTAGTCAATATCGAAACTGGGAACCAGATTCTGTTATCATAGAGAAGAAAGCATCAGGCGCTCCGTTAATTTATGAGATGAGAGCGATGGGTATTCCTGTACAAGAATTTACTCCTAGTCGCGGTAATGATAAAATCTCTAGATTAAATTCTGTTTCAGATTTATTTGCATCAGGACTTGTGTGGGTGCCTAATTTACGTTGGGCAGAGGAGGTTGTAGAGGAAGTAGCTAGTTTTCCTGCGGGAGAACATGACGACTATGTAGATAGTACGTCTTTGGCGTTAATGAGATTTAGAAAGGGTGGTTATATAAGAACTCCTTTGGACGAGGAGGACACACCTAGTTACCGAGGGCGTAAAGAGCCCTACTATTAAGGATAAGATATGGTAGATAATAACATAGAATCAGCAATTGAACCCACAGATATGTCGCAAATGACAGCAACGCCTGATATTGAAGTGGAAATAGAAGACCCAGAAAAAGTAACTATAGGCATTGGCGATATGGAGATAGAAATTGATCCAGACGCAGAAAGCTCTGAAGATTTTAATGCAAACCTTGCAGAAGATATGAGTGAGGAAGAGCTACAAGAAATGGCTACGAATCTTCTTAGTGATTATGAAGATGACTTATCTAGTAGAAAAGATTGGATGCAGACTTATGTAGATGGTCTTGATTTATTAGGTTTAAAGATGGAAGAAAGAACCGAGCCTTGGCCCGGAGCTTGTGGTGTACACCACCCACTATTAACAGAAGCACTTGTAAAGTTTCAATCAGAAACAATTATGGAGACGTTTCCAGCACAAGGTCCTGTTAAGACACAGATAATAGGCGAAGATACTAGAGAAAAGAAAGAAGCAGCTAATAGAGTAAAAGCTGATATGAATTATCAGTTAACCGAGAAGATGGTTGAGTACAGACCAGAGCATGAAAGAATGTTGTGGGGTCTTGGTCTATCTGGTAACGCTTTTAAAAAAGTTTATTATGATCCTAACTTAGAACGACAGGTTTCTATATTTGTACCTGCTGAAGATATCGTTGTACCATACGGCGCATCAGATTTAGAAACTTCAGAACGTGTTACACACGTAATGCGTAAAACACCTAACGATCTTAAAAAACTACAAGTATCTGGTTTTTATAGAGATATTGAATTAGAAGGACCAACCGATTATTTAGATGAGATTGAAAAGAAGATAGCAGAGAAGATGGGTTTTTCTGCAACACATGATGATCGTTACAAAATTCTAGAGATGCACGTAAATTTAGATTTACCTGGGTATGAGGATAAAGATGGTATTGCTTTGCCGTATGTCGTTACTATTGAGAAGTCTACGAGCGAAATTCTTTCTATACGGAGGAACTATCAACCAGAAGACGAAATAAAAACTAAAAGAAATCATTTCGTACATTATGGCTATGTGCCGGGATTTGGGTTTTATTGTTTTGGTTTAATCCACCTTATAGGGGCGTTTGCTAAATCAGGTACTTCTTTAATAAGACAACTTGTAGATGCAGGTACGTTATCTAACTTGCCCGGTGGGTTTAAGACTAAAGGATTACGAGTTAAAGGTGATGATACGCCGATTAGTCCGGCAGAGTTTAGAGATGTAGATGTACCGAGCGGTTCTATAAAAGACAATATTATGCCTTTGCCGTACAAAGAGCCTAGCAACGTGCTTTATACTTTATTGGGTAACATTGTTGATGAAGGCAGAAGATTTGCTAGTGCCGCAGATTTAAAAATATCGGATATGTCTGCAAATAGCCCGGTGGGAACAACTCTAGCTATATTAGAAAGAACGCTAAAAGTTATGTCTGCCGTACAAGCCAGAGTCCATTATTCTATGAGGCAAGAATTTAAGCTACTCAAGAATATAATAAGAGACTACACACCGGATAAATACAACTATAAACCAGAAAGCGGTACGCCTATGGTGAAGAAGTCAGATTATGACATGGTAGAAGTTTTACCTATATCTGACCCTAATTCTTCTACAATGGCTCAAAAGGTAGTGCAGTATCAGGCTGTTATGCAAATGGCACAGGCTGCTCCTCAAATATATGATTTACCTAGATTACATAGACAGATGTTAGACGCTATGGGAATTAAAGACGCAGCTAAATTAGTTAAGTTAGAGGATGATGAAAAACCTAAAGATCCAGTATCAGAGAATATGAACGCATTAAAAGTTAAACCCCTCAAAGCGTTTTTGCATCAAGACCACGATGCACATATACTAACTCACACTACATTTTTAAATGATCCAACTATGGCGCAGATTATTGGACAGAATCCGCAAGCAAGAGCAATAGCTGCAGCTTTACAAGCACACATTGCAGAACATTTTGGGTTTAAATATAGAGTACAAATTGAGCAACAACTTGGCGCACCATTACCAAAACCAAACGCAGAGATACCAGAAGAATACGAAGCTCAAATATCTCGTTTAGTGGCTCAAGCTGCACAACAACTATCGCAAAACAATTTAACTGCTGCAGCGCAGAAAAAAGCCCAACAACAAGCGCAAGATCCTATTATTCAAATGCAGCAACAAGAATTACAAATTAAAGCTCAAGATGCTGCTAGAAAAACACAAAAAGATCAGGCAGATATTGCTGTTAAACAAGCTCAGATTGCTGTTGAACAAGAGCGAATCGCTTCACAAGAGCGCCAAGCACAGCTTAATACTTTAGCTAAAGCAGTCACA